CTCATAGCCTGATCGGCGCTCCGACGAGCTGTGATGTGTATTTGCGTGGTGGCGCCTGCGCACCAATAGGAGCAAGGCTTGACCCTAACGATACTTCTAGAACTGAGAACGATCCTGACACGCCAACCACCTCGCCCACAAATGAACCGATCAATAGCTGACCGGACTGCGGAATGACCTGCGACAAGCGGCTATCAAACTCGTAAACACGCAGTTCAATCAGATGGTTTTCGTTTAATGCAGATTCAAACAATGAGACTGCTGCCGCAGTTGCAGGCACTGAGATGGAAACGTCCGCATCGTTGCCGACGCTGCCGCCAATCAAGCCATTACCGACAAACGGGAAGTAACTCCATGAGTTGCTTTCCCATGTCACGGTCTGCCCGACATAATACGATTGCCAGCGCAGATAGGTTGTAGCGCCGCTGTAAATCCTGAGATATTGCGACTGAGCTCTATTGCTCATCGGACTCCTGCGTAACGACGCCCTCCGTTGGTGCGGTTGCTGCTGAGCAGTTGATTGGCGAGACCCTGAAGGCCACGTTCAAAGTCTTGCATGGTGACATAGTTCTGCCCACCTTGCTGCATGACTGGTCCCGTTTGAATGTTCACTTGTGCGGTTGCAGGTGCAACTACACCGCCCTCTGCAAAGCGTGGAATTGCAGCAGGGCCACGAACGCCAGCCATCCAGTTAGCAGCAAACGTACTAGCCTTTGATTGCGGCACGATATATTCAGGTTCGCCGCCTTCTCCAACCATCGCCAAGGTTGGTCCGCTGACAACGCCGCCTTCAGCAAAACGCGGAAGGGATACCTGCGGAACCGTTGGGATAGACGGAAGCTTCAATGCAGTCAAAGCTTGATTGGCGCCTTGAATCAGCGCATTGATTGCGTTGATTGCGCCATTGATGGTGTTCTCAATGCCGCCAAGAATACCGTTTAACACGCCTTTGATCATGTTGGCAACTGCGACAAACGGTGCTTTCAGAGCATTCGCCAGGTTTGACATTGTAGCGACGATGCTTTCGTACAACCCACCAAACCAATCAATCACTGGTTTAATGAATGTTTCATAAAGTCCTTGCGCTGCAATTTGCACCATCTGGCCAATGGCTCCAAATGCTTGCCCGATTTGATCGCGGAAGGTAAAGATCGCCACGCCCGCCGCAACAATCAATGCAATCCAGCCAACCGGCCCAGTAAACACTGCAGCCAGGATCGGCAACAGTCCGCTCAATGCGCTGCCTACTGCGGTGACTGCAGGCACAACAGCGCCAAGCGCACCTGCAATCGATGCGAAGATAGCGCCACCTGCAAAAACGCCAGCCAGTGCAGTGCCCACTGAGACAATGGCGCTGATGGCGGGAGCCAAGATCACAAGGCCAGCGACCAATGCAGCAACGCCAGCGATGGTGGCTTGCAGTGGTTGCGGCAATCCTGAAAACCATTGCGCCAGTCCTGCGATCGCTTCCGCTACTTGTGTGATGAGAGGCAACAATGCCGTTACTGCTTCATTGAATGGGCCGGCAACGGATCGAGCGATATTGTTAAGCGCATCGTTGAACTTATCGGCAGCCTGCGCCATCTCGGTGTCGATGGTCGCTGAGTATTGGCTGAGCGCATCACGGCCACCGTTCAGCATTGGGATCAAGTTCATGCCCGCCTTGCCGAACAGTTCCATGGCAAGCGCAGTTTTCTGTGCGCCATCTGGCATCTTGGCAAACTTATCCGCCAGGTCCAGCATGATCGCGTCAACGCCGCGGATCTTGCCCTGAGCATCGGTTGAACTGATGCCAATCGCCTTCAAGGCTTCATTGGTTTTGGATGCAGGGTCAACAATCCCCCTCGATAGCCTCCCCATTGCCTTGGCAACTTCATCAATGCTGCTGCCTGAATCCTCTGCTGCAGCGCCAAATTTGCTCAGGATTGGCACCGCAACTCCTGTGCGCTGGCTGAGGTCGTTGAGGTTGTCAGCTGCATCAATGGCACGCTTGCCCATTGCCGTCAGGCCCGCGATGCCGGCAGCGGGCACCAATGCACCAAGCGCACCGCCAATGCCAGCAGTCGCGTCTTTTAGCCGGCCAAACGTACCGGATAGCCCGGTCGCTTCTTTATTCGCCTTGCCAAGCGCACGAAGCAGATTTTCGATCTGCGCGAGACCGTCAACCGTTGCCCTGATCGTCAGGGCTGTTGTCATGTCCAGCGCCATGCTCAGCCCTTGCGCTTATTGATCGCTCCCACCACTGTAGCCTCCATGATCTGCAGGTCGCCCAACACATCAGCCGGATCAGCGATCTGCAGCAGATCAAACACCCAGCGCACGGCGCTGTAGTCCAGGCCGATCAACGTACCGGAATCGATACGCCATTGCGTCTGCACCTTCAGGAACACACGCACTGCAGCCCATGCGTCGGGCTCTACTTGATAATTGACGGCCGCTTTGCTTGGTGGTGGCTCGATGCCGAAGATAGCCGCATCGTTTGCGGTCTCATCGATCTCCATCCCACCAAGCCAGTGCTCAGCGGCCCCTATTAGTTTTTTCTCTTCTGCTCCACCAGCGACTCGAAGTACGCAGCCACCAGTGAGCCGGCCATCATCGGCACATCCAACAGCTGCGCCTTCACGGCATTGCTAAATGGCACGGGTTCGCCATCGCCATCGACGATGCCATCCCACCCCACAAGGATCTCAGCTGCAATGCTTTGATCGCTGATGCCCTCGCCAGAATCTTCACCGCGCTCAGCAGCGCTGACCCGCAGCTGCACCTCACGCTGGATTTCATTGATGCGGCTCTGAGGCAGCCGCTTGAACTCAGCATCAAAGGTCTGCCGTTCCCGCTTGCCACCATTGGCCGGGAGCTTAATGCTCACCGGCCAGGTGTAGGAGTCCGACTGCTTAAGGACAAAAGCCACGCGGATCAGGTGAAGACAATCTCCATCTCATCATTGCCCGAATCGGTCGGGGTGGCAATGTACGGCAGGGTCAGCATTTGGATCCCATCCTCATCGCTGTAGGACGGATTGCCCAGATCGATCTGTCCGGCCGTAAAGGTCACGATGTTGCCGGCGGTCTGGCCATGCTGGAAGGTCAGGTTTCCGGTGCTGTTGCCGGTGGCTTCACTGAAGAAGTTCTTAGTTGCGATTGAGACGGCCTCGATCATTACCTCGCCAGCAGGGGCACGGTTCGTGATCAGTACCTGCTTTGTGCAGCCCACCAGCTCGCGGTAGACCAGCTCATTAGCCAGTTCCATCGTGAAGCTCTGCAGGCAGCCGGCATAGCTGAACACCTCAAAGCCGGTAGTGTTGCCCTGCTTGAACACCGCAGGATCGGCCTGGTTGGCGTAGGTGGGGCTGCCCAGCGCAACGTCCGTAGGCGTGTTGTAAATGCCGGTGAACTCAAACGCGATAGTTGGGATCTCGCCCACAGCGCAGTTGAGCGAGAAAGTACCGCGGCAACCGGTGGCCTTATGGAGCACACCGTCGTTGTTGAAGTAGATGGTGACCGATTTAGGAGCGGCGTCGCTGTTGGGTTCGTAGGTGACGCTCACGCCAGCGCTCACGGTCTCAGTGAAGCTGCAAGCACGCAGCAAGGGGCCATAAGCCGGAGCGGTGCCAGCAGTGCCAGAACCTGCCAGCTCCACCTCGAAGTTGACCAGCACACGGGTCTGCGTCAACAGCTGCTCAGACTGACCGAGATAAGGACGGATCAGTTCACGGCTAACGGTGTCAGCCTCAAGCGGCGTCACCTCGATATTGCGCACCAGGATTGCGTTGCTACCTACTAGAGGGGTCGGATCAGTTCCGTAGGTAACTTCCAGTTCAGCCAGCAGCAGCTGGCGGCGAGAAAGCAGCGGCATGGCTTAAGGCCGGATGAGATCTTTCAATCCATCGTAGCCGGCTCAGCTTGTAGTCAGATTCGCGACTGAAGTGCGATAACGCACAAGATATTCGCAGCCAATCACGCCAGCGGGCTGATCGGCCTCAACCATCTCAAAACTGACGGATCGCGGCTGCACATCGATGGCGTAACCGCCCAAGGTCAGATCCGCCATGATCTTGCTGTGTAGCGATTCCACCGTGGCATCAGCCTGCTGATCCGGCACGTTGCCGCGCACGATCACAGCGATCCGTACCGTCAGGCTCCAGTCCAGCGTGGGGAGGCTGGTGTTTTGCTCAGCTGTGTCGTTGATCGGTTCGATCACAATGGCCGGGCTTTCGCCACGCGCCAACGGTTCCACCCTGCTGCGGTAGATGCGTGTGCTGACGCCAGTGGTACCTGCCAGCGTGGCGGCGATCTGAGCCAGGATCGATTCGCGCTTGGTTGTCATGCTGACGCCACCTGAACCACTGTGCAGATAATGCCTGGGATGCTGGGATGGGTGGGAGTGCTGCCACCTGGCTCAGCGTGGATATACGCGGCAACGTTGCTCGTTGACCAGATCAGCTCGATGTAGTCGTTGGTGGTCAAGCCCAGCACGAAGTTCACTGTTCCGATCACGTTGCCATCAACGCCGCCATGGCTTGAGATGATGCTAAAGCGGCTGTCACTGGCAGGCACATCACCAAGGCTGCCTGCGTTGTTCTTGCGAAGCCAGACGTTGATGTCGTGGATCTGAGCGTCGCTGTTGCTGAACTGGATCGAGAAGGTGAAGCTGTAAATGCCCGGATGATCAACAGTGATCCGGCCATCTGAAATGATCCTTACGCCGCGGCTGCTCGCATCTGTCTTTCGCAGCTTGATTGGGTAGGCCGTATTGGCCAGGGCTGCTACCTGCGAGGTTTCATCCCAGAAGGATCCCCAGTACCCAGGACAGCCGTGATACGGCAACTTGTCCCATGAGGATCGTCCATCGCCAATCTTCAGATTCTTGGTGTCGCTTTCAAGGCCAGGCTCTCCCGCCATCAGCACAGGATTCAGCGATGCCCACTGGCTGCGAGTGTTGACCTTGAAAGGACCGCTCATGTCTTCTGAAGCCCAATCTGAACAAACTTGCCATCATCTAGCAGCATCACATCACGCACGGTGTAGGCGACCGTCGCAACAGAGATTGAACTGCCACGGCTCAGGTTTCCGAAATCGGACGCCTTAGCCGTCAGTGTGTAGTCAGTGCTCAACACCATGCCATCAGCCAGCACCTGGCTCGGCATATCCAAGATACCCAGTGCAGTAACGGCGCCAGCTGTGCAGCTGACGCCGAAGTCTGCCAGGAAGATGTCCAGATCTTCCGTAAGTGCCATCAGCTGTACTTTTTGGAGCCGAGGGCCTGAACCGACACAGCACCGGTGCCGCTACCACCGGTCACGGTAAAGAGCACGCGAACATAACGACGCAGGTCGTTGCTGTTCAGGTAGATCTTCTCGCGGAAGGCAGTGTTAGCAGCAGCAGCGGTAAAGCCGCCACCGGTCACATCAACAAAATCACCGGCAGTGGTGGTGTTGCTGTGCTGGATCTTGGCGGTCAGGGTGACGCCAGAGCCGGCAGCAGCAGCATCGATGATGAAGGCCACATCGCCCTCATAATCCACTAGGTCAACGTTGGCTGGAGTGCCAGCGCCGGTGGCGGACACCACTGCGTTGTTGTGGATGCTCAGCAGATCGGTCTTAGAACCGAGGTTGTGGATGGTCATTGCTTAGCCCTCCGTCGGGGGGATGGTGGTTTGGGTGCAGGTTGAGCAATGGTCTCAACCAAATCTGCCACTGCGGCAGTTGTCTCAATCGCTTTGCCGATACCGATCAAAAGCTTGGCGTCAGAGGAGGAAGCCTCTAGGACTTCCCCAACTCTGACGACCCGGCCCGCCAGCATCGTTTGCCGTAGGACCTTGATCAACATGATCAGAGGGTGTCGTTACCGCGGCTGAAGGATTCAGGGTGGCGAACGGCGATGTCCACATCCTGCATCGCGACCACGCGGACGGTGCCGGAGGTGCTGTGGGTGTAGGGGTCAACCATCAGATCCAAGCC